TTTCTACCGCCTGGAACTATTTTTCCAGAACATACAGCAGAAGCATACATATTTGCATAAGCGCTTGGATACACCTTAAATTTTCTTTTTGCAGCAGCTTTTCCTTTTGGACAAAGTTTACCCATTTTTTTTCTTTTTGTTTTTCTTTTTCATTAGCATAGCTTTTGAAGCTTTAGCACCTTTTACTTTACCTTCTATTTGCTGTTTCATTTGTGATCTCCCTATTGGCATTGTTTACTCCATTGATGTATAAATAATTTTACCATTTACCTTATCAGCCTTCAAGTACTCCTTCCTGTTTTGTCTAAATAATGTATAACTACAATGAATCCAACCTGAGTTAGGATCATCGGAGTTCCAAAACTCTAAAATACATTGATCATAATCTAAATTTTTTACAATCCAATCGCTTACATCCTTATTATGAATGCCATATATTTCAAAGTCTGCTGCTTCACCCTTGGTATGCTGGCTCTTAGTGCTAGATCCTATGGCAATACAAAGTTCCTCAGATCTATAACCTGATGAAACTGAAACTGGCATTTTAAAGTAGTTTCTTACTGGTTGTAAAATATTAATACATAAAACTCTAAGTGATTCTATTTGTTGAACATTGGGTTCATTTGGTATTCCCAATCTAATAGACTCATGAGATTTAATTAATTCATCAAGTGTAAAATTTTCACTTAATCTCATAAATATTTAAATAAGTTTTCATAAGCAAATCTGAATAATTTGGATTAGTAGCATATTTTTCTAATTTTATGAAGTATCTAGTGGTAATGTTTAGTTTATTGTTTTTTTGAAACTCACGTTCTTTTCTAAACTCTTCATAATGAGGATTATTGTTTAGAAGATTAATATAATATTTAACTGAATCACATTTTGACCTAAAGGTAGCAACTCTCCAATTCACATTAATAGAAACTTTTTCAGGCAATATACCATTTTCTAAATTATCAAACTGTCTAATTCCAAAAAGATTATTACCTTGTATTGCAAAACGAGACTTGCCATAATTTGATTCTAAAGATGCTTTGGTAATTATTAATTTTTTATCAACTGATTTTTCATTTATAAAATTACGTTCTAAGTAATTTATACATTTATCTACACTTTCTATAAATTCTTTATTATTATTAGCCCTAAAGGCGGGCTCTGTTTTATACATACAAAAAGTTATAAATACTAAAAAAAATAAAGTTCCTATGAATGTTAATGTCATAATTTTTAAATTTGAATATTGATTAATCATTACATTTACAATGTTGTTGTAAGCAACATTCACCATTCCAAAGTTTATAAATGCAATTACTAGGACTTATCTTTTTCAGTAATGTCGTAAAACATTTTATTAGATTCATCAGTTATCCAATCTTCTTTCTCAACATTCCATTCAGTATTTTGGACTTTATAGTCAGGCCATGACTTTGAAGTAGTAAAACTAGGTATGTTCCACAAAATACGATTATTAGGCTGAATAGCATAATTGCCATTATCAAGTGCCAAAACATGGCCACACTTATGCTCTGAAGGAATTTCAGAGTGTTCAGTATCAATGATGTTAGATTCTGGATGAGCCCAATCAATGGTAAATAAATATTCCCCAGAATAAAATTTTTTATCTTTTCCAAGATATTTACCTTTCTGTGAAATTAGAAAATCAAAAGCAGTAATACTAGGATAATAACTAAAATTATTCCACAACTGAAGCGTGTGTAACGGCATATCGGGCACTTCGGATCTAGAAAAACATTTTTGGAAAAACGCGGAAATAGGCAGTCTCCAATAGACCGCACCGTTTGGTAAAAGGACATGAAATAAAGTTGCACGCCCTGGCATGCTTGCAAGACCAAAGACCACACACTCTTCAGAACTGCCATGGTTTTGTTTAAAATCATAAAGGTACTCCCTCCTAATATTACAATAAATTGGTGGTATGTTTAAATTTAAATAAGCCATTTAGCATTTCCATCTTCTCCTTGCAGCACAAATTCTCTTATCAGGTGTTTTGCTACAGTCTATATTATGCATTCTCATTTGTCCAGCAGATCGACTGCAATATGATTTACGTCTAGCGGCTCTTTTAGGGCCTGGCTTATCCTCTGTAACTGCAGTTGATAATTTAGATCCAGGATTCATTCTTCTATAAGCTTCAACGCCTGCTTGTGTCATACCTGCGCCTGACTTAGTAGATCTAAAAAATTTTTTATTTTTTGGCGGCATTCCTCCTTTAGCATAAGGAGTTACATTTTTTTTGTTTAGTCCAGTATGTTCCTCTAGATATTCTCCATAGTAATCGTATGGATCTAATTTATCAGACATAAAACTATTTATCTATAAATAGTGTAATATTTAATGCGCTTGTATTTGAAGTGACACCTATGCCATCTACAATTCCAGTTCCACCTCTTGATGCATATAGAACACCATCTTCTGGAAGATTTAATGTTTCTGTAGCACCATTTGCTACAAACACTTGAATAAAAACTTGTGTGGCAGTAGATGAACTGACTGTTGTTGCGTTTGCTAAACCATTTATTATGGCAACACCAGATGAATTAGTTGATTGAATCATAAACCCACGTAAACGTGTAGGTCCTGTAAAAAGAACAGCGTTTGATGAACTAGTATTAACTGGTTTTACATCTGACTTCATAAAATGATTGTACCTTAAATTAACTGGGGCGTAAATACGCCCCAGTTTTTTTAATCTTTATGCTCCTGGTGAGCCGAAGATTCCTCTAGCATCAGAAAAGCCGAAGCTGTATCTTTCTCTAGCTTTAAATCTTACGTTACCAGTATCGAAATCACCTTCAATCGCTGTTTTGATTGGCGATCTTACAAAGTGTTTCAATCCATTAGGTGCATCAGTTATGATAAAGAATGCATCCGTGTCAGTTAAAAAGTGATTAACTCTGTAACCTTGAGGAACCATTCCCATATTTAATACTGCATTAATGTCGTTCTTCGCAAATGCGTTTGAACCACCAGCAGTTGTTGATAAAGGTGTTTTTAACACTCTCTCAGCGGTAAATTGTAATTCTTTTGGAATAATTAATTTAACACCTTGTAGAGCTATTTTTAAACCTCTTTCATCTACAAATGCAGCAATATCAATTAATGATTGCTCTAATGAAGTTTCTGACAAGTCTGCTGCAGTTGCAAGTTCATTTGCAAATGTACCACCACTCGCAAGAGGGTGCGCAGTTGAACAAAGTTCTACTCCGTCACCACCTGTAAATGCTGGATCAAAAGCATTATTAAGTATGTTAGCAGCTTGCTGTTGCTTAGTCTGTGACATTGATCTTGCTAACGCTCTTGTATACCTTGCTGCCAGTCTATCATAAAGGTTATCTTCAATAGCTTCCTCAGTTATAGCAAATGCTAATGCAAATGTTTGGTGAGTATATCTTGAAGTGTATGCTTCCGTAGCATCATCAAATACTACTGGGGCTCCCTCTGTTTTAGCTGATGCTCCTGCAAATCCAGATAACATTACTTCTTCTTCAAATGCTCTATCAGAAGTTTCTGTTATAAAGATTTCTGCATGCTCGTTGTCGTATCTATTATATTCCAGGCCGAATAGTGCATTCAATCCTGGCTCTAGTTCTTTGACTAGCTGCGATCGTGAAATAGCCATAATTTATTCTCCTATTATAGACCTGTTCCGCTTTGGCGGAAAAAGTGATTGTTAATTCTTACCAGAACTCCAACATTCGATGCCGCAGAGGTATCGTTGTTAAGTGGATCTTGAGTAATATCAATTGCTTGAATTACAAAAGTTCCTGCAGTACCTGATTCAGACACATCAAGAGTTACCTTTGATATACCTGTTTGAGTATTGCCTGATAGATTTGTTACTTGGTAGTTTCTAAACAAATCTGCAACAACAAAAGTTGCATCCGCTTTTATTTCATAAACTGTATCTGGTGCATCAATGACAGTTGCAATAATGTCACTAGCATTAATGTTGCCAGGATAAAAGTTTTTAAAAGTCGGTTTCTGAGTTGTTGGATCTGTATAAAAAACTCCATTAAAAACACCCACAACCGTGGTAGTTGTTCCTGCAGTGAACCTTTCAATTCCTCCAGCAGTGACTGGTACAACCAAATCACCTTGGAAAATTGCAGTTGCATAGTTTGCAGCAATTCTATAACGGTTTTGTGCGTTTATAAATGGGCTACCGTTTAGCTGTCGTACGGGTTTTAATCCGTATTGTTCAGTTACGTTTGCCATGTTTATATTTACTCCTTGTTAGTTTTTATACAGTGGTCGACTTTTGTCAAAAAATTATGACTTGCGTCCACCACCAAAAGTTACGCGAGATTGTCGACTAATATTAATCGGCATCTCAGGTCGTTGTTCCTTCATGAGTTCACCATCAATCGCGTTTAATCTATCTTGAGTAAGTCTCTTAAAATACTCAGCGCGTGATCGTACAATCTCAATTGGTATCCTTGCCAACACAAGGCCAGCAACCCCGATGAGACCTGCATACTTACCGTCATGAATGACTGGATAACTGTTAGCCCCATACTTTTTCAGTACTTCTTCAGCTCTAACAAATTCCCAACCTTCTCTCATTTTCTTCGACACATTTGCTGTGTCTTGAAAACCTACTGACTCGACTCTGATCCATCTATGAACAAAGCCGTCTGGCGCAGGTGGTGCATCCAGAGATGATGGTGGTGTCCATGGTTTTATTCTTGTTTCTTTAACTTCTTCGGACACGCGTGAAGTTCTATTATCATTTACGCTCATTTAAACCTCCTTCACGAATTTGGCGTATTCTTCTAGTGGCACCCCTAATTTTTTGGCAATAGCCACCTGTGATTTGGTGAGTCTCACAGTTCTGCGTCCTTGTTGTTTTCTTCCAGCGGAAGCAACGGTTTGGACGGGTTTCCGTTCATCAACTTTTTCAGTTGCAAATCGTTGAGGAAAATAATTCCTCATTCGATTGTTTATCTCATTATAATACTGATCACTTTCAACTTCAACTCCACTGCCAACTAGTTCTTCATGGATAGTAAAAGCGGCTTGAGTCATAACTTTATCTTCCCCAAACCAAGTATTATTTTGAGCCCAGTTTCTAGCTTTTTCGCTAGGTTGTGGTATAGGAGCATCTTTTTTTGACGCTGCCTGTTCAGCTTGAGCTTTTCTTTCCTCCTCAAGTTGCTTGACCCTCGCTACACGATCTGCCATCTGCAATTTAGCTTTTTCTTTTTGTACAGCTAATTGTGTTAGCTCATCGTTAGCCTCCATTATTTTTGAAGGATCGTTTGCTTCAATTGCAGCTTTTAGTTTTATTTTTACTTGTTCTCTTTGTGCATCAACTCTTGCATCAAATTCTTTTAAGTATTGTTCATCAGCTGTATTGTAGCGATTCTCATATTCAGCATATTTTTTTTGTAACCCTTTTGC